CCTTAGGTTTAAGCTAACTACTAGCTAGGCTGCGATAGGCCCTTTATATAGCGCTCGTAATTAGTTGTTGGAGTATTAAGAATTGCTGCCTGAATTGCTGGCGTAAACGCTGCTACCTCAGAACCAATACCAGCAAGAGTTCCAGGAAGATCAGGACGCTTAAGATCAATATACATACGGCCCATTGAGTCCTTATAGGCTGCGCTACAGTAAGGCGTAGTAGCTGTAAGGATAGCTGCTTTAATTGCAGGAGAGCCTAAGTTATTAAAGCGATCAAAGAATGGGCCAATATCAATCCACCAATAGGCTGCAGGCAAACTAGGATCACTCCACTGCCATTGAGCGTTAACCTGTACATATGGAGGTAGCGGTGTAGTCATTATGCAACCCTCTTATAAGGAACTTGACCATCCATACTAGATTGGCCAGGCTGTATGTCAGACGTTTCAGTGCGGCCTACATAGTCACAAGTAAGCTTCCAATTAGCTCCATTACTTGCTGAATACAGATTAGAGTTAGCCGTAGAACCCCACTGTAGCAATGAGCCATTACTCATAGGCACAGTAAATACAAATGCACTAGCGAAAGCAGTGCCAGTGTTATTCACGCACTGACGTTCATAGAACTGCACGAAGTCAGGAGTCCAAAATACGCGTGTGTTCTTAGAACCTGTATAGGTACCTGCAAACAGCACAACGTTATTAAGCGTGTCCACCTGCATATTGAACTGCGTACTGATAGTGCCGCTAGGTACTGCAGGATTACCCCCAGTAGTATCTAGGTATGCCTTACCTAGCGTAATAGTGGTCCAGGCTGAGATAACACCAGCAGTGAGCGTAGCCTTACGTACAGCTACAAGACCTGAAGTGTTATAGCTATTTTGATCCACTATATATAGGTTATTATTAAACGCAATAGCCCCTTGAGGAGCTTGTGGAAGAAGTGGAATGTTAGTTACTGGGCTAACAATAGTGGAACAATCCACCGCTGTAGATTGAAATATCTGATTGCCAATTGAACTATTAAAGTTACCAACAATCCAACGGTTTACTCCCAAACTGGGAATACATACAATGAATGGTACTGCTGACACATTAAGTGGCATGCCAGTCACAGTCATGCCAGTAAGACTGGTGCCAGCTTGGTTGAACTTAAACAGTACTTGTGTAGCACCATTAACACAAGCATACAGCAAGCCAAGCAAGCCTACTGAGTCCCAGCACATCACCATATCAAGTACGCCTGGAGTAGTAGCTGTAGTAGCTGTCCCACCAGCAGTCCAAGCAGTAGCGATGTTCGCGACCGTTACATAGTACAAAGTCAATGTAGTAGTAGCCCAGGTGCCGATAATAAATACAGTACCTGTCCACACCACAGAACTAGCAGTTGTAAATGCAGTAGCAGTTACAGTAAACGTCTTACCGTAATTAGTGCTATACGCTGCAGAGCCATCGCTATACACAATGACAACATTGCCAGTACCATCCTCAGCCTTACTGATTGGAGTTACTGAAGCCTTGATTGGTACTAGCGTAAGGTTGTTAATCTTGAGTGGCTCAAATGCTGCGGCTTTGGGATATAAGCTAGCAGCACCAATAAAGCCATCACGAAACCATACTTCGCCATTAGGTTTAGTAATAGCTGTGCCCACATCATTGTAGAGCATTTGATCGCCGACTTGGCTAGTAACTACCAAAGTCTGTGAGCCACTGCCAGTCCCACCAAATGATGTAGCATTAGTGGGTTTCTGAGTAATGAGAGCTGTCATTACAGATCACCCCCACGACCAAATGGCATCCATCCTGCTGCAACAGTGGTACCAATAGTTGCTGTAATTCTCCAGCCAGGAGGGATCACAAAACCAACTGGAACAAATACATTACCCATAGCAGCCTGCTGACTTAGTGCAGTTGCTGGCAGCGTGTAATCAGTGATTGGCGCATTGTTAGTAGCAGTAGTTGTTGCACCGCCATTGTTGAGAAACAACCGCACCACTGTCTGAACATTAGTACCTAATGGGTACAAGTTAATACCGTCACACTGAGAACCATTAGGCCCAGCGGTGTAAGCAATTACCACAGTGCCAGTACCATCAAGCGCGGTGTTAGCTGTTTGCAGTACAGTGGCAAGAGTATTATTAGGTGTCTGTGGAGTAATCAGTGAATTAGGGGTAGTTGCCATTTACATTACTCCAAAGTTAGTTTGACCAAGTAAGCAATATTGGAATACGGCCACGCGTTGGGCAGCTGTAAGAGCAGTACTTACTGAGGCTGCTGCTGCATTAGCTGCTGTTGCCGCAGTATTAGCATTAGACGTTGCTGTATTTGCAGCAGTTGTTGCTGCGTTAGCGGCACCCGCTGCTGTGTTTGCTGACGTAGTTGCTGTATTAGCATTTGATACCGCCGTGTTAGAACTATTAGTTGCTGTAGTTGCAGCCGTATTAGCAGCTGCTGCAGCGTTATTAGCATTAGTTGTAGCCGTAGCTGCAGCTGCAATATACTGAGTTGCGTTCACAGCCATAGTAGCTGAGGCAGCAGCCTGAGTTGCACTAGCCGCAGCAGCAGCAGCCGCAGCAACAGCCCCACCAGCACTAGCAGCGCCAACAAAGCCTAGACATTCAACACTGTCACCGGCCTGACATGGAACTGTAAGTGTGAACTGAGTTTGAGAAGTTTCCCATACACTTACAGTGCTATCGCCAGTCTGGCCAATAGTCTGCTTCAGGCCATTAACATATACCAGCAATGAGCCAGAGCCAGGCTGGTATAGAAATGCTGTGATTGTAAATACTGTTTGCCCAGCCGTAGCAGTAAATTGCTGAGGTGTCAGAGACATCTGAGCATTAACTGTAGGCACGATAGTGCTATTAGGTTGCCATACATTACCTGACATTATAGGCCCCTTTACTTATTAGTCATGTCCATATAAATGCCATCAAACGCTGTAAGTTCTTCTTGATACAGCATTCCCATGGATTGTTTAAAGGCTTCTTTTTCCATCAAGGCTGCGAGCATTGTACAGGCTCTAGCAGCTACTAGGCCAGGATGCTTTACTCCAATCCACGAGGTGTAATTGGTAGTAGTGACATCTGGGTCAGCATAGTATCCCATAAGCAGATACTGCTCAGAGGTACTCATGTTGATATTGTACACGGCGCCTGCAAAATAGTAACAGTCTACGTTATCTTGCATCCAACGCTTATTAAAGCTTTGCTCAACTGAAACCTCTGTAAGGTAATCTCCAGGAGCTAGGTTCACACTATCATACTTACGTAAGTATTTGATCTTACGGAAATTAGGGATATCCGCTAAAGCTATCTGCTGCTGATAGGATGATAAGGGAAACTGCCAACCAATTTCGGTTAAATCGTAAGCCCAGTTTTCACGGCGATGCAGGAGCAGAGTAGATTGCTGTACTGCCAGCGTGCTTTCGTTTACCAGATCAGGACGATTGGTAAGTGTGTACACAGTTGTTAGTACATTAGTAAGATCAGCTGCACTCATTATCTACTCCTGCATCACTTAAGTTACTTAACGCCTGCCGAATTACTGGCAGCAGTTGCGCCCTTCACACTAACCGAATTAGCTACATCCAGCTTAGTCTGTTCGCTAGTACCCATGTCATTCTCTGGGTTACTAGCAGCTGCAAGCTTAGCCATATGTTCTTCAATAGCCTTACGCTTAATTTCTGCCAGCGGATCAAGATCAGCTACAGTAATCGTAAGTGCTTCAGGCTTAGTAAAGAGATGCGGATGGCCTTCAGCAATTTCAGCATTAAGCTGCTCAATCTCACCAACTACATCAGTAGTGAACCGACCGTTGATAAAGTGAGCCTCCTTACCGTTAGTAAAGATATACTTAACAGAAGGAATTCGTGAAAAGAACTGGTGCAGAACTTTGCTGCTATCGACTTCAGTGGTCATGACTAACTCCTTAGGTGCTACGGTTATTGTTGTTCAGGTATCAGCCTTGAACAACATAGAAAGGACAGTTAGCAGCTTCTTGGTCACCAAGTGCAAGATACACAGTGGAGTCAGCTGCAGGTACAGGGCCAAAACTACCCAACGTAGGATCAGGGGTATAAACCTGACCGTTGATTGTGATACTAGTAATAATGCCTGGAGCGCAGGCAAGAGTTACAGTACCTGTGGTAAGTGAAGCATCATTAACCAGCACATGGTTATACTTTTGATATTGTAAGAGCGAAGTAATTTCAGCGTCAGTTACGCCGCTAATGACATTATTAACTGGTATCAGTGTGCCAGAGATGGCAAACGTGATACTAGACACATTAGTTGGTACGCCCATCATAGACATTTTTAATTCCTCCAGTGTGAACTCACTTAGTAAACAAGCCCCCACCAAAGTAGGAGCTTGAGAGCTAAGAAAGCTCTATTAGGCTTAGCCCGTAGCTGCCGCCGTGAGGTTATAAATCACAGCATTAGCTGGTGGGTTACGAACAACACAGGTAACTTCAGTTGTCAGCGTACCACCGACAGCGTCGATACCATTATCAACGGCGTCGTTATCGGCATTGAACTCCTTGTTCTGCGTCTTGCGATCGCCGAGATATGCCAAGTTAAAGGTGCTGAGATCAACTGCAACTGCCATCTTCGCCCACGACGGGTTGCTGTTAAAGAGCGGATGTTCAATAACACGAAACGTACCGCGAGTGGTCTTAAACGTGGAGAATTGCAGCCCCCAGTTAGTTTGACCATCCACCATCATGTAAGTACCATTCAGGCGGCCGATATTATTAACCACACGCTTTGCAACACCGCCCAAGAACAGCACACGTTCATTAGCAACCTTTGGATCAGTTGCTTGATTGAACACTGGATCAAGTGCAGATTCCAGCTGCGTGTAGTTAGTGGTACCGCCAGCAGTAGTAACGTTAACACTAGTGTAGATCGAGGGGTAGTACGACAAGTTACCAACAATGTTCAGCAGGCCATCCATAGTACGGAAGGGTTGACCATTGCGAGTACCCTGAGACTTCTGACCAAAGAAGATAGCCTTTTCAATGTCAGCTGCGTGGAATGCTGCACAGTCTTGACGAGATTCAGCTACGTTCGTTTCACCAGCGATCATTTGCGTAGCACGAATCGTGTCAGAGATCGCCCAAGTATTGCGGAAGATCTGAGTAAAGTTCGTGACGCGAACAGGATTGATAATCAAGCTGTTAGGACGCAACGAAGCTTCTTCGTAGGCGTTACCGACTTGGTATGCGTTACCGTTAGCAGGAATTGCCTGAGCGGCGGTACTACCAATACCACGCTGTACACTGACCTGGGTAGCGCTAACTACAGCGTTAATCAAGATGTTCTCGCCAGTAGCATCAATACGATGCAGCTGACCAGGCAACAAGTTAGTAGTGCTAACCACAGTAAAGGTGGTATCACCAGCAGCTTGACCAGCAGCAGAAACAGTGAACTGCGGAAAGAGCATAGTCTTGGTGAAGAAGCCATGCTCAGTTGCAACTGCTGTATCAGTGCTCAGCATAGAAGTCATGCCGAACAATGGAGCAGTACCGTTAGGCATCAGGCGCGTAATCATTGCAGAGAATGACTTACGTGCAAGATCCTGCGTTAAATAGGTGCTACTAAAAATACCTGCACTCATGATCTTATATCCTTATGAGTAGTTATGAATTACAGTGCTACGCCAGAGCCGATACCAATGACGTTAACCACTGGACTAAAGCTAATAGCAACGCCCGGAGCAACAGATGTTGCATTGGCATTACCGCTGAGAGTCACACCGACACCGGGCTGCACGCTCAAAATGGTAGTACCTTGCAAACCGTTTACAGCATTGATAACTACCATGCCAGGAGATAGCAATGCAGTTTGTGCCAACGTAAGACCAGTAATTACTGGACTAGCATTGGTGGTGTTACCACTAAAGGTTTGTGCAGGCGTACCATTCAGGAACTGAACCAGTACATCCTTCCAGCCAGATGCAGGCACAGCGGTATTAGTTACCGTAACACCAGTGTTAGCAGTAGCTGCCAACGTAATTGCATTAGCGGTGCTATTGAGCCAACGAACACGGAAGCTAACACCGGGGGCGATACCAGTATTACCGATACCGCCGCTGAAACCAGCAACAAGGTTTGCTGCGGTATCAAAGGTATCAGTACCTGGAGCAGCTGGGCTACGCTGAATCAGTCCAGTAGCGATCATAGCAGCCGTAACTGTAATAGCAGTATTAGCATTAGTAACAGGCAGAACTTCAGCCCCAGCCAACACGTCACCGGGAAAGAGCTGCCGTTCAAGTCGACCGTCAAGGACGAGTGGCTGAGCAAGCATTTTAAGTCTCCAAAGAGATAAGAACAAAAGTACCAAGATGTACTGCTGGGTGCTACAAGTAATTAATTACCAGTCAAAAAGCTAGACCAATCAGTTCCAGCATCTTGCACAGCTGGCTTAGGCTGCAACTCAGCTGCAAACGCTGTGAGATAGTCCTGAGCCATCTTTTGCAGTTCTGCATGAGAGGCATTAGGATTCTTAAGCAGCATCTGTTGTTGAATCGCATTAACAATTGGCTGTGCAGCAGGGTGAGCTAGAACAGGATTGGCTTCTTTAAGACCGCTGGAAGCATTAAGACTCTTAAGTGCGATAGGCAGACGTGCATCAAATCTACCTTCAGCTTTACTAAGAGCAGCCTCTACGATTTTGGTAGCAGCTATAGCAGATTGTGCATATGAATTCTGCGATGCTGCATTGATGATTTGGCCCAGAGCTGCAATTGCAGTATCTCCGCCAGCTTGAATTGCTGAGAGA